GTAAGTATATTCTGACATGGCATCTTCATCTACCAAGTTATCCAAGATAGGTTTAATTTCCAGCCAGATCTTATTCCAAGTGTTCCAAATATTAGGTTCTTCAAGATACTTTTGGAAAATGGGTCTTAAGCTCTTCTTGAGATAAAGATTCAATCGAACTATAGAAAGGAATCTTTCTGAATCCTGTTTTACCTGTGAGGTAAATAAGTGCCAAAGCATAGTCTGTTTACCAGCATCTGGAGTATCCTTAATTACCATCATATTAACATAGGATTGAGCCAATTCGTTCAGATCTGCATATCGAGAAGGAGAACCATAGTTCGGGCATACTGGACCTACAGCATCATAGATTACTCCTCGATTCATACCTGCAAAGGATTTCCAAGGACCATATTGAGAAGCAGAAGCATCTCCCAATCCTACTACAGTCCCTACTACATCTGAATCCTGGAGATTACCCTTTTCATTGTAGTATTTAAGACCACCTCCAAAATAAGCAATATACTTAGAATTACCGATTGTACCCAAACAAGTTTCAACCCAGGAGATTATATTCTTTTTATCTCTTGGCTGATCACCCTGAGTATAGTGAGTAAGATGTTTGGGAACTTCGATGTAATAAGTATATTCTTCGAGTTCTTTAACCATATCGGCAGCAGCCTTATGTACCTTAAGTACTTCAGCATCTTGTTCCAAATGTTGAGAGATATGGGAACAGAATAGTTGGTATACATCGGTATAATCCTTTACGAATTCCAATGAAGCAATCCATTCGTCGGCAGTCGGTGTAGTACCTGCATTACCAATGGTACCATCGAAAGATACTTCTTCGTTAGTTACCTCTTTTTCTCCGATAGTAACAGTTACCTTATTTTTACTACCATCTACAGAATTAGTTAACCACTGAATCAGATTCTCCCATGATTTAATACCTTCTACGGTTTCAGTCATCTTCGGTTCGATATACTGAGAATTCTTGGCAAATGCCGAGAGAGCCAAGTAATCGAAAGAAGTATTATTGAGAGAGTCTGCAGTTTTATAAGTGAGTACTGGGCCCTGTTCCAAGATTTCTCCTACAGCTCCGTAGATCACATAATAAATGGTATTAAATTGTTTATAGAAACCTACTCTAAAAGTTTCTCCAGTACCAATAGGATCTCCATAACCTTTAGTTACCAATCCAAATCCTACAGTAGTAGAACCTGAAGTAATCTTTACCAAAGTTTGAGGAGTAACTGGATCCGGAATAGATGAAGCTACTACTGGAGATTCTTCTTTATCCGAAGCAGGCTTCAATCTTCTGGAAGGTT